GAGCACGAGCCCAAGGAGTGGGTGGGAAACCTACTAACGTCAGTACCTTTACCAAGAAGTACTATGGTGGTATGATAGAAATCTAAGGAGAATTAATATGTTAAAGAACCCAAAAAAAGCTGATCTAGATAAAGACGGAAAATTATCTAGCTATGAGAAAAGAAGAGGCATGGCAATAGAAAAAAATATGAAAGTAAAAAAAGCTAATGTTGGAATGGCTGCTAAAAAAGTTAGAGAAAAAGAAATGATGAAAGCATCTATGGGTAAATCTGTTAGAGGCTATGGTGCAGCTAGAACATCAGGCATGGGCTTACAAGATGAGAGTTTACCTCCAGGAAAATCTTTAGACTATTATAAAGATTTAATGTAATGAATTATGGCTACGTCAGGAACTACAGCATTCGATTTAAATATCGATGATATTATTGAAGAGGCATACGAAAGATGCGGTATGCGAACCAACAGTGGTCATGACTTACGTAGTGCAAGAAGAAGTTTAAATCTTTTATTTTCAGAATGGGGCAATAGAGGTATTCATTTATGGAAAGTATCTCTTAATGAAGTAGCTTTAGTAGCAGGCACTGCACAATACGCTGTTAATGCAAGTGTAAATGATGTGTTAGAGGCTTACATCTCAACGACAGCTGCAGCTAGTAATACTTCATCAACAAACGATATTTCATTAACAAAAATTGATAGATCTGCATACGCAGCTCTACCAAATAAATTAGAGACAGGACAACCATCACAATATTTTGTTGATAGACAAACAACACCACAAATTTTTTTATATCTAGCTCCAGATGCTACGACTTTTACAACATTAAAATTCTATACAATAGATAGAATTCAAGATGCTGGTATTTATACAAATCAAGCTGATGTAGTTTATAGATTTTTACCTTGCATGTGTTCAGGGCTTGCATATTATTTATCTGTAAAAAAAGCACCTGATAGAATTCAATTATTAAAACAGCTTTATGAGGATGAATTGTTAAGAGCATTAAATGAGGATGGTCAAAGGGCATCTGTTTATATTTCTCCTCAAACTTATTTTGGAGATGGTGTATAATGAGTTATGCTAGCGGAAAAAGATCAAAAGCAATATCAGATAGATCAGGTATGGAATATCCGTACAGAGAAATGGTCAAAGAATGGAATGGTTCATTAGTTCATATTTCTGAATTTGAACCTAAACATCCACAACTTGATCCCCCTTATCACAAAGCTGATGCTATCGCTTTAAAAAATCCAAGGGTGATGAAATTTCAACAACCAGCTCAAAAATTTGCAAATGATCAAACAATTTCAGATTCAGGTGGTATAGTTGTCGGTGTAGCAAATTTATCTTTACCTGGAGACTTTGCTTTTAGGACACAAGATTTTCAAGTAACATCTAATGGTATTACAACAACAATTCATAACATGGTTCCTGAGGATCCATCTTTACAAAATAGAAGAAGAGAACTTTTAGGTTCTATCGGATCTGTGGAGGTGAGTATTACATAATGTCAATTACACATGCAAATTTTTTAACACAAGTAAGAAACTATACTGAAGTCGATAGTAATGTTTTGACTGATGCTATAATCCAAGATTTTATTAGATCTGTTGAATTAGATGTAGCAGGAAAAGTTGATTATGATGATTTAAGAAAATATGCTACTTCAACATTTACAGCTGGAAATAGAGCGGTGACCTTACCATCTGATAGTTTAATATTAAGATCTGTTGAGCATATCAGTTCAGGAGTAAGAACTTTTTTAGAAAAAAGAGACACTAGTTTTATATCTGAATTTAATGGTTCTGGTACACAGGGAACTCCTAAATATTATGCTAACTTTAACGAGTTTGCTATATTAGTTGCTCCTACACCTGCTGCCGCAGACACTGTGCAAATTAACTACATTAAGGATCCACCAGAATTTACTTCTACTAATCAAACTTATTTAGCTAAATATCAAGAGTCTATGTTATTACATGGTGTATTAGCTGAGGCATTTAGATTTTTAAAAGGACCCGATAACCTATACAACCTCTATAATTCGAAGTATAATGAAGAAATACAAAATTTTGCCCTACAACAAATGGGTAGAAGAAGACGAGGAGAGTATTCAGACGGAGTTCCAAGGATCAAAGTCGATTCTCCTAGTCCTTAAATTTAAAGGAGAAAAATATGGCAATAACAACTAATGCAATTTGTGATTCTTTCAAAAAAGAATTACTGCAAGGAAAGCATGACTTCGATACATCATCTGACACTTATAAGTTAGCGATGTTTACAAGTTCAGCGACTTTAGGTAAATCAACAACAAACTATACGACTCCAAATGAAGTTTCTTCTCCATCTGGCTATACTGCTGGTGGAAAAGCTTTGGTAAATCAAGGAGTAAAAGTTTCATCGTCTGTAGCAATAACAGACTTTGCTGACTTATCTTTTGTTGGTGTAACTCTTACTGCAAGAGGTGCATTAATCTATAATACAACAACAGATGGTGGCACAAATACCACTGACGCTGTGGCTGTATTAGATTTTGGTGGAGATAAAACTGCAACTGCTGGGACATTTACAATTCAGTTTCCTGCATTTACAACTTCAGCTGCAATCTTAAGATTAGCTTAAGGGTTATAATGAATGTCAAATACATGGGGTGCACTTAGTTGGAACGAAGGTAGTTGGGCGGCACAAGGTGATGTCACAATTACAGGTACCGGAATAAGTGCATCCTTTAGTATTGGCAGTATTACTCCAACTGGAATTATAGAAATAGGTTGGGGCGGAGATGCTTGGAATGAAAATGAGTGGGGTGATCTTTCAGGATCACAACCTACAATCACCGGGCAACAATTAACTTCCTCAGTAGGAACCTTACAATCTGTTACTGGAGACGCTCTTGTTGAACCCTCAGGAATAATTTTAACATCATCTCTTGGAGAAGAAACAGCAGGAATTTCTGTTACTGTACAAGTCACTGGTAGTTTAGAGTCTATGGCTGTCGGTAGTACAACTATCGGCATAGGTGTACCAGTAACTGGGAATGTTGCAACTTCAAGCATTGGATCAACAACTATCGATGAAGGTGAATTAACGGGTATCGGTTGGGGTAGAAGACGTTGGGGTAATTTAGCTTGGGGCGAGGCATTTTCAGTAGCACCAACAGGACAACAATTAACATCAACAATCAACTTCCCAGCTGCTAATGCATTTACAGATGTAGACGTAACAGTAACAAGTGCGGGTCAGTTAAGCTCTACTTTTGGAACTTTTTCTATTCAAATAGATCAGGACATAACAGTTTTTGCCTCTGAAGATCAACTTGATTTTACAATTGGTTCTTTAAATATTACGGGAGATGCATTAGTAGAAGTTACAAGTGCTGGTTCTTTGACAGGCTCAATGGGCACAACAATAGCTGGTTTAAAAACACCAGTGGATGTTACTGGTGTACAAATGGCTTTAACTCAAGGTAGCATCAATCTAGTTCAAAGCACTAATGAGCAACCAACTGGAATACAAGGCACATTATCATTAGGTCAGCATGCAGAAATACCTGGTCAAATTATAGGAGTTTCAGGCCTTGAATTGACATCTAATATTGGATCAGTTACTGTAGAAGCTACAGCTGGAGTGGATGTAACCGGAATACAAATGTCTGCGTCTACTGGTAATGTAGCAGTAACTCCATGGCAAGAGGTAGATCTTGGAGTAAATAATGTCTGGACAGAGGTTGATTTGGCAGCTTAACGAAGGTATAATTAAAATTATTTAGGAGAAAAAATTTATGGCATCTAGTTTTTCAAGTGATCTTAAACTCGAATTGATGGTAACTGGCGAAAACGCTGGTACATGGGGAGATAATACAAATAATAACTTAAATCTTATTCAACAAGCTATTGCTGGTGTAGAAACAGTAACACTAAATAGTGGTGGTACTTTAGCTCTAGCAATGACTGATAAAACTATTTCTAATGCTAGAAATATGGTAATAAAATTTGCTACAGCATCAATTGCTGCGAGCACTATTTGTACAATTCCAGATAGCATAGAAAAATTTTATATTTTTGATGCAACGGGATTAACAAACCCAACTAATTTAACAATCAAAACAGCTTCAGGATCTGGTTTTACATTAGACCAAGCAAAAATTTATGCTGCGTATTCTGACGGAACAAATTTAACTGAAATTTCATTAGACACTTTAGGAGGCACAGTCGCTGCTGCTAATATTTCAGGGACAATAGCGACTTCACAAATTGCAGATGACGCTGTAACTGCTGCTAAAATTGCAGACGATGCTGTACTTGCTGCTACAATTTCAAACAACGCAGTTGTAACGGCTGGTATTAACGATGATGCTGTGACTCAAGCTAAAATTGCAGACGATGCAGTTGGAGCAGATCAATTAGCAAACACTGCCGTAACGGCTGGAAGTTACACTTTAGCGTCAATCACTGTGGATGCTCAGGGGAGATTAACCGCTGCTTCATCAGGATCAGCTGGTGGTTCTGGTATTCCTTTCCCAACTTTTTACGCAGGTTCAGGAACAGGGACTTACACATCCCCATCTCCAGGAGGTGGAACACAGCTCATAGCTTATTTATGCGGTGGCGGTGGAGCTGCTGGGGTTGGAAATAACTGTGGAAGAGCCGGGTCGGGTGGCCAGGGTGGATTTGGTGCCTTTGTAATTGATTCACTTACTCAACCTTTTTCTGCTCCTTATGCAATAGGTAGTCAAGGACCACAAAATGGTCAAAGTGGAAGTGCTTCTAATTTTCATAACTTTACGGCAAACGGTGGTCAAGGTGGACCAAATGCTGGAGGATCTCCTTCTTCATCAGGAAACTCAGGGACTGCACCAGGTTCAACACTAGACATGAGTAATACAATGGCTGGTAATGCAGATGGTGGTTACAATTTTAACGATGGTAAAGGCGGTCTTGGTCGACAAGATTTCCAAACTGGTCAGGGCGGAACTGCCGGTGGATTATTTATATACGAGGCATAAACTATGGCAAAAGGATTATTTTTTAAAGATAAACTAAACGAAACTTCAATTTTCAGAGTTGTAGAAAACGAGTCTGATATTCCAGAAGGTGTAAAACAAGAACAATATCATATTTTGGATATCACTTCTGAACAATATAATCAAATTATGGCTAATACTCACTTGGCAAAATATGATGAAAATCTTAATGTTGTAATGATAGAAACTCCTTGTGACTGGCCTACAAAAGAAAATTTCGCAAGAAGATTAGATGGTGAAATAGAACGAAGAAGTAGACCTGCTCTACAAGAGCATAAACAGTGCCTTGAAAAATTAAGAGATTCTCATGAATTAAATAATTTTGAATTTCCTAACACAAAACAGTGGTCTGAGATGTGTGCTGAAAGAGGTATAACTTGGGTAGGTGAAATGAACCTATTCAATGAATCTAATTGATTTTAATCTAAATAGTAGTATAAATTTTTTGTGCAACTAATTGAATTTACTACACATAAAAAATATTATTTACTAAAAGAAGATTTCCCTAAACCCATTAAATTGAATATACCAAAATGGTATAAAAATTTATCAAATTCTAACAAAGAAAAAGACACAGGAACTAAAAGTAATATAAAACAATGCATGCCTTTTTTAGAATCGTTAACATCAGGTTATTCGTTACAATTGCCTGTAGATTATAAAATTGAATATAATTTAGATAAAAATTATTTGGGGTCTGGTCTTAGTAAGCAAGATGGTCCTGTTTCTAAATTTTATAATCCAATTGATCTTCATGATAAAAGTAATTTTTTAAAATCTATGGGTATTCATTTAGGCTCAGAGGGTTCTCATAGCACTGATCAACTAAAAGGCAGCCCGATGATAAAAGAAAATGGTAATTCTGTATTTCATAAAATTATTAATCCTTGGAAAATTAAAACACCAAAAGGGTATTCATGCATTTTTTTGAATCCATTAAACAATAAGTCACAAGATTATTTTAAAATAATAGAAGGTATAGTGCACACTGACCAGCATCCTGTATGTGTTAATTTTCCGATAATATTGAATACTGAAAAATATAATGAAATAAATACTTGCATTCTTAAGGGAACTCCGTATGTTCAAATTATACCTTTTAAAAGAGACAATTGGAAAATGATTACAAAATATGAAAACTCAAATGAAACATATTGGTCATCTCTCTGGAGGTTATCTTTTTTAGATAGGTATAAAAATTTAATTTGGAAAAAAAATAAAACATCATGGACTTAAAAGATTTCGTTTTTATACAGGAAGATTTACTCGCTAAAAAAGCTTTTGAAACCTTTAGTAAAATAAGCAAGGAAATTTTGGATTATCAAGAAGCTGGTGTGATTAAAGATGGGAAAAATATTGTCGATAAAAAAATAAGACAAGTTAAAACAAGATTTTTAACTAACACAAATGATGAAAAATCATTTACAAAAGTATTTTGGTATAAATTTTTATCTTTTAAATTTCTACAGGCTCTAGATAAAATGTATAAAAGTCAAGGAGCGAGAGAGATGCCGTTCCATACAGACTTAACATTGTCATTATTAAAATATGAAGTTGGTGCTTTTTATGATGCTCATTCGGATTATCATTTTACCATACCTAGAAGAATGAGTTTTATTTATGGTCTCAATGATGATTACGAGGGGGGAGAATTAATTTTTCATTTTCCAGGCACAGATAATGGTAAAATAAGAACTAAATCAAATGCTTTGATAATTTTTCCAAGTAATCATTTGTTTGTGCATTCTGTTTCAAAAGTTACAAAAGGAGTTAGAAATGTTATTGTTGGATGGATGCCATGATATCTAATCATAAAATTATAAAAAATGTTCTAAATGAAACGGAGATAGAACTTCTAAGCACTGCTGCAAAATTATTTATGAGATCTGCTCCATTGTCAAAAGAATATTTCGATGATTTAGATGCATGGTTTACTGGTGGATCGTTTAGGATTTATGGACACCCAATATTTGATTCCTTGTTAATTACTAAAGCTAAAATTTTTCAGGAGGCAGCTGGTAAAAGATTATTGCCTGGATACTCATATTTTAGAATGTATACAAAATATCAAGAACTTTATAAACATACAGACAGACCTAATTGCGAATATACTATTTCTATTAATATTGATTCTAGTGAAAATAAACCTTGGCCTATTTACATTGGGGAAGAACCTGTTATTCTACAAAAAGGCGATGGCGTTATGTATATGGGAGAGAAAACAAGTCACTTTAGAAAACCGTTAGATCAAGATTATAGCTCTCAAGTTTTTCTACATTATGTTGATGCTGACGGTCCTAATACACATTTAGTGTTAGATGAAAGAAAAGTATTAGGAATGTTTAAAGATTATACGAATAGTAAGGTAAAAATATGAAATTTTTTATTGATGAAAAAAAAGGGTTATTGAGATTAGCCTTTACTGAAAATGAATTAACTAATATTAAAAAAAATCAAAATTGTTACTTGATCTCAAAAGAAGCTCTTAGTCATTTTAAAAATCATTTATTAAGAGCTATTGTCACTCTCACTACAGTAAGTGAGGGCTC